AAATAGGAAACTCTGATCCTGTTTCATACAAAGCACCAAAGTTTGTAGTGATACAATAAAGACCTGAAGCCATACACTCAAGTAACGAGATACAAGACGTTTCTTCCCATACACTTGGATAAGCATACATATGATAGTTAGGTAGTTTTTCTAAAATAAAATCATTTGGTCTATAGCCTATGTAATTAACATTCTCTAGTTTTCTAGCTTGTTCAAATAGTGGCTCATATTCTGCTCTATTAGCCTCATCAAATTCTTTGCCATATATCTCTGTGCTTGAATAAACATCAAGCATAATGTTTTCCCCTTGTAAATGTTGCATAGCCGCCAACAAAACATTTAATCCTCTCCAAGGTGTATTTTGATGAATAATTCTTAAGGTATCACCCTCTTTGTACAATTTTCTTTTTGGAAAATTTGTAACTCCATTCTTAATGACGTGACATCTATCAGTGGGTATATCAAACATCATTCTATATTTTTCATAATTCCAGTGAGAGTTAAAGACATACCAATCATATTTATTGTGGTTTCTCTTATCTTTAAACCAAGGGGCTATGTTTGGTTGATCATAACTATTTTTTTGCCACAGTATATTTATTTTATCTTTTGATAAAGGGGTTTTTTCAGGAACTGATGTTGTTATGTTAAATTTACTTAACAACTGATTATCTACATATTTTTGTAAAAAACCTAATTGTAACTCTGTGCCACCTGATGGATTCATTGTCTCTCCTCCTCCCAATGATTGGGAATGTTCCAATTAAAAACAAGAACAAATCGTTCTTCTTCTGTTTGCTTTTTTGATACGCAATGTTCTACCCATCCAGGCAAAGTCAATAGAAGTCCTTTGTAGGTGCAAAATTTTTTTAAATCAGTATCTAATATTGAATCATTTGAAAAATACAAACAACTAGTAAACTGAAAACCTTGATGAGCGTGTCTTACTGTTTCATCACCTTTTTTATACAAGATGCCCCAAGACTCTACAACTTCAATTTTATATTCGTTTTGATCCATATTTTTAAAAAAACCTAAACCATTATAAGCAAGGTTTTGTGTTAACGATTTAGCAATTTTTGCAAAATCCTCGTCTTTGTTAAAATGTCTCCAATCTGTCATTGCCGCTTTTACATTTGTGTACTTACGAGATTCACTAACATTTTTTTTTATTTTTATCTTTAGATTATTTAATACATCATCATCTTCAAAAGTCATTTGATGAAAGAAGGCAGGTCTTGATACCATTCTGCTTTCAAAGATACAGTTTAAACTATTCATTTAGATTTGATTTCTCCACCATCTTTTGACAATTTCATTAAATCAGGATGGTTGTTTTTTTCTAAAGNNANNATTATGTCTGTAGCTATAGCNCCNAAATGATTNGCAAAATCTCTTGCACTTGAAGGATCAAAAATAAGTTTTTTCTTTTTATTTAAAATANCTANTTCTTTTTTACTAAAATGCATCTCAGCTTCAGCCGTTTTGTGATTTATTAAAATCNTCATTGACTATCACCAAACAAGTCAAAACCAGGCACTATGACATTAGTGTCAATAACAATGTCATCTTTTATCGTGTCTGTTGATGGGTCTTTTACATCAGCCATTGCTTGTGCTTCATTTAAATATACTTGATGTGTTTTTTTATTTCTAAATGTTTGTTTGGTTTCGCATTTAATAGTTTTCATATGTATTTTTATCAATTATAAAAATACAAAGCAAGTAAAATTATCCGTTTTCTTGTGATCTATCTATTAAGGCATACGATACTATTCCCTGTATCTCATTAGCAGTACCTGCCGTAAGTTTAAGAATATCACCCTCTTCTAAAACCAAAGTTTGAGATATTATTTGCCTTGTGGTGTTGGCAGTTATTGATGCATTGTCAATTCTAAAGGTAGCTCCTGCACTAGTGTCAGTAACCTGTGTGACTAAATTTACTGCACCTGTTGAGCCATTATGAGCTTGTATTTGTTTAATCAAACATCTACCAGTTGTTGGTGCAGTTAAAACTGAAACTGTTCCTGTAGTGGTCAAATTAAATCCTGCATTTTTATATCTTACTGTCATTGTAAAAACCAATTAAATGCATCTTGTTCATTTTTTAAATCTACTTGAAAAGATGTGTTAAGTTGAGTTACTAATGTATCTATACCATACTTAGTCTGTCGTTGGTTATCAACGATGTATTCTGAATTAGGCTCAGGTATTATAATATTTATTTTAGCCAACTTTTCTCGCTTTCTTTAGAGCCTCTTTAGCTTTTTTTGCAATACTTACCACTTGATTTTTCCCCATAACTTTAGCTCGTTGTTCCATAACTGTAAGTATTTGTATTTTTCTTGCGTAGGGCTTGTTAATTTTTTTTACCTTAGCAACAGTTTTTCTAGCATCAGTAGGTGTAGCAAATTTTATACTTACTGTATCTTTTGGATTCTCATCAGTATAAAGTCTACGATCACTGCCTTTTGGTTTTTTTCCTGTTCCTACTTTGGGGTCTTTTTTACTCATAACTTTTATTTCTTTTTCAACATTGTTTCTAGTTGTTTTGCTTGATTAGCGTGTAATTTTGATGCTTTTTTTAAAGCCGTTATAATTTTTTTTACTTTCTTACTATCCATATTTACCTCCCTTCTTTATCTTTGTCCATCAGGTTGAATATCAGCCCTAAATGTTCCAAATCTCCAAGTTTCACCACTTGCAGTATTTCTTAAATCAAAATTTACAGCCCTAGCTCGTGATCTAGTATCTATTTTTTTTGTACTTGAGTCAACTGTAAATGGTCCAAGTGTTGAGGATACCTCCGTGTCATTTGGAAAATCTCGTAAGTTTATTGTTACTTGAGCATTACCTGTTAAGGCTCTAAAGTCAGGAACAAATCGTCTTATCTTTGTAAATACCTGACCGAGTGTTCCATCAATAGGTAACTCAAAGTCACCACTTTGAATACTGCCAATTACAGTAGTAACATTACCTTGATCATCCACTTCATCAGTTCCTATTTCGTGAAAATATAAAGTCGTTGCTCCATTTGTATTAGTGACACCTTGAATTGTTGGAAAAGTCGGTATAGCTGTTAAATCAAATTCGCCTGCTATGGGATTATCAAAAACTGTTTTGTCGTGATAGATAGTTCGTGCTAAACTACCAGTTGTCCAAACACCCTCCTGATAATTTAAGGTTACACTTCTATCAATTTGTGATGATCCGCTTTTTGGATAAAACCAATTTATTTCACTAAATAAAGAATTGTATTGTGCATAAACAGTATCACTAGCCGAAAGATTAATACCAAGATCGGTTGTATCTTTGGTAGTAAAAACAAAGTCTTCTACTGAGCAAGGTATTTTTTTAACTGTTCCATCATACATATAAAAACCACCTGAACGTCCCATCCAAAAACAAGCACCATTGGCATAAACTACTGCGTGTTCTGCAATCAATCCACAATTTGAACCAACTTGAGTTATACTGAATGTAAATGGAGGTCCAACAAATTGCATTCTGTATGCTGAGGTATCAGTTAATACAAGAATATAATCTTTTGCTTTTGCCGCACCTATTATCCGACTTCCAGAATCTAATTGAAATGTTCCTGCTGTGTTTGTGGATGTTGGAGTATATGTTGAAAAATCCTCTTGATCTGAAAAACGAATAAACATTAAATTTTGTGTGTTGCCATCACTTATATCTGTGTTTGTTCCTAGGTGAATTAGATGTCTATCTCTTTCAGATACTATTGACATAGAGGATTTAGTAGGAGCACCTGAAACAATAGTGGCTCTTGTTATTAATGCATCAGAATTTAATGTGATTGGACTCCAACTAAATGTCCTATCATTATGAATGGTGGCTACAAGCTTTTGACCAAAGTTATCTAAAGACCAATTACCTGGATCAAGTGTTAGTTCGCTTGAACTCACAGATTCACCCCAAGAAACATAATTTGAAGCATCTTGCACAGATGCACCAGAATCGTGAGCTATACGAGTAGTGCCATTTGTTCCTCTTACTATGCCCTGTAACACATTACCAATTATACTTGTATATGTAATTAATTCTCCACCAACTAATATTTTACCTGCTGATGCAAAACCAGTAGAATCAGTAAGAGTGATCGTTGTTCCTGAACCACCTGTGCCAAATTCATTATCTGATAATGCACCATTAAGAGTTGTTAAAACAAGAGGGCTTATTGTTCCACCCCATTCACCTACACCATACCCAAAACCAGCGGTTTGACCTATACCACCAACTTTTACATAAGGATTAATTGTTGCACCTCCTGCGGTGGACATACCTGTTCCTGTTTCATTTGATGCCATCGTTACTGTAAAAGCATTATTGTTTGGAACTGTTGTAACCTCAAAAGCATTTGTTGTAAAATCAGCTACTGAATAACCTGTTGCTCCACCTCCAGGCAGAGTTACACTAGTAAAAGTAAATAAATCTCCTACTGCTAATCCGTGTGCTGATTTATTAACAGTAACACTAGGTGAACCATTTGATGAAGAAAATGTAGCTCCCGTGATTGCTGTTTCTAAAGGGCTAATATCATACAATGCACCATCAAAATATAAAAACAATCCCTTATTTGTACCAAAAGCTACATACCGCCTACCTCTTATATCTGTCCATATATGAATATCTCTTGCCACACCAATCGTGCTATTACCTGTAATCTGTGACCAACCACCAATTTTTTCAGGAAAACCATATCTAAATCTAACATTATCCCCATCAATCCAACGACCCGCCGCACCTGTTGGGGTAATCTGTTTGTTAAAGCCTGGTGCTATTTGTATTTCTCGTAAAGGCATATCAAATTATAGACTAAAAAGTATTGATGGTAAACCTACTAAGGTAACTGACCTCTTTGTCTAACTGGTGGTCCTCCTATGAATTCTCTTCCATCTAGATGATACTCTTTGTTTTTTTCTGTATCTTCAACATAATGCAAAAATGTTTGAAGATAGTAGTCACCAGTAAAATGTGGTCTTGAATGAAAAACTTTATCGCCCCTATAAAATAATGCATCACCAGGCTCTAAAAAAACATCTTCTTTCTCTACTGTAAATGCCCATTTCGTTCCGCAACTATCAATATGCACACTAAGTGAATGAGAGCAAGACCCTCTATCTTTGTGCTCATCAAGGTGAGCATTGAAAGTATAAAGTCTCCAATATGAATATGTAGGCAAAACTTTGACATTAAATTCTTTTTCAACAAGAGGAACTTTGTGCAGTAAAAGAGTGTCAAATAGTGGATCACCATAAAATCCTGTATCTCCGTGTGTTTGACCTAAATCAAATTCGTCATAATTAAACCTATGCTTAATTTTCATATACTCTGCACAAATTTTTACTTCTTCTTTTGTAAAAAAATTTTTAACTATTGAATAATTCATAAAAACCAACTCACTATTGAATAACGTGTTCCCTCTGCTACTGGTAGAACAGAGTGTGGATATATAAAATTACTAGGAAATATAATTAATTTATTTGGTTGCACATATACTTTTTTTAATACGTC